CCGCGAGGCAGACCGAGCCTAGCTTGTATGACGAGTTCCGCCGCTTCACGCCCAAGGGCGCACCTGCGGGGCTCTCCATGATCCTTGGACTCAAGGAGGGTAAGAGCGAGGTGCAGAGCATCCGCGCTGACTCGTCCAAGATGAGCGCGGCGGAGTTCGCCAAGTGGCTCCAAGAGCATGACTTCAAGGCGGATGTGGAGGAGGCTACAAGCAAGGGCGGGCTTGAGTTCTTTTCACGCTGGGCACCTGTGACCCTGAGCGAGGAGACCTTGAGCAAGGCGGAGGCGGGTGACGCGCCCGTGGTGGCCAAGATAGGTGGTATCTGCTCCACCGATGACAAGGACTTTGAGGGCGAGTCCATCTCGCAGGACGGGCTTGATTGGTCCTATTTCCTGCAACACGGGTGGTTCAACTTTGAGCACCAGCAGGGTCCGCAGGCGGTCCTTGGGCACCCCACGCGCGTGGAGCCTGTGGACGAGCACAAGACCCGTGTGGAGGGCGAGATCTACTTGAGCAAGCCCCTTGCGCGCGAGATATACGAGACCGCGTACGCGATACAGAAGGCAGGAGCCCCGCGCTCACTTGGTTTCAGTATTGAGGGGCAGGTGTTACAGCGTGACTCGGTGAGCCCCAAGAAGGTGCTCAAGGCGCGCGTGCTCAATGTGGCTATCACCAGCGCCCCCGTGAACCCGCACACGAACCTTGAGCTGATTGCACGCTCGATGGGCGCGGCGGCGGCGGGCTACCAGTCACCCGCTATCCCTGACGCGGACGCCTCGCTGAGTGCGCTCATGGAGCAGAGCCTAGCGCCTAAGCTGTCGAGCGCCACCACGCCCGCGTCACCTGCACCCAAGCAGAAGCGCGTGACGGCGGCACAGGTGCGCGCGATGCTTGAGGCTAAGTTCCCCGAGATGAGCAAGGCGCAGATGGACGCGCTGTGCAAGTCCGTGATGGAGCACGCACGCAAAGTTGCGAATAAATAAAAAATACTTGACCATTAAAAAGATCCCGACACAGGAGAACCCCATGAGCGATCAGACCGAGCAGAGCGTCCTTGAGGCGCAGTCCCACGAGGACGCCGTGAGCGTGGACGCGCTGACCGAGGCGCTGGACACTCTCGCCAAGGCGATGAAAAAGGAGCCCGAGGGCTCTGAGTATTCCAAGGCCAAGGACTCCAAGTCCTCCAAGCAGGTCAGCCTGTTTGAGGACGAGGACGAGGACGAGGACGAGGACATGGAGGACGAGGGCTCCATGTCTGAGGAGGATGAGGATGAGGACATGGAGAAGGCGCTCCCCATGTACGGCTTTGAGGAGGCCATGAAAGCCATGGCGGCTGGCACCGATAAGATCGTGGCCGACATGGAGAAGCGCATGGGCGCTCTTATGAAGGGCATGGAGTCCTTGCTCTCTGAGATGAAGGCTCTCAAGGGCGAGCAGGTGAGCATGGCCAAGAGCCTCAACGCTCTCGGTGCCGCGCCTGTGCCCCCTCGCGCCGCGTTCTCGGCTATCACGCCCTCCGCCCCCGTGGCACCTGTGGTGGACCGCGCCGAGCTTATGCGTAAGTCCCTCACCATGCTCCAGGACCCCCAGCTTGACGCGGCCCGCAAGGCTCGCATCCGTAGCGCCGTTGCCCTCCTTGAGAGCGGCGCGGACCCCCGCACCATTGATTCACTCGTGAACGGTTAATAGGAGAGCAGTATGTACAACATCCCCGAGGTCAACTCCCTCGTCAATGTCGAGGACCTTGCGAATCTCAACAACGCTCTCCGCAAGAGCGCGAACGCTGGGTATCAGACCCCCGCGGGCACTAGTGGCGGCGATGCAGGGAGCCTTAGCCCCCTGGTCCCTCAGTCCATCGAGAACACCCTCGCCTCTGCCACCTACACCATGAAGGAGCTGGTCCTGTGGCCCGCGATCCCCAAGGTGCAGGTGACCAACACCCTCCACGAGTACGCGGTCATCAATGACCACGGTCTTGACCTTGAGGCCTTTATCTCTGAGGGCTCTGCGGGCGTGACCAACCGTTCCGAGTACGAGCGCAAGAATGTGCGTATCAAGTACCTGGCGGAGCGCCGCGAGGTCACCGATGTGGGCTCGCTCGTGGGCCTCATTGGCAACCAGTCCAACGCGATTGCCGCCGAGACCGAGCGCGGCACCATGCGCCTCCTTCAGAAGCTGGAGCGTTCGCTGTGGCACGCTGACGAGGATGTGAACCCCCTCGCCTTCAACGGCATCATCAAGCAGATTGAGGGCCACAACAGCGGCTCAAACACCTTTGACCTCGCTGGCAAGAGCCCCACGCCCCGCCTCCTCCAAGAGGTCCTTGCGGAGCTTCAGAGCGCCCCCCGCTTCGGTCGCCCTGACTGCATCTATGTTGAGCCCCGCATCCACGCGGAGCTTATCAAGTTTGCGGTGCAGTTCGGTCGCCATGACCAGTTCAGCATCTCCCGCGCCGCCGATGGCATCACCTTTGGCGCGATGGACCTGAACATCATGAGCCCCTACGGCCCCGTGCCCGTCAAGTCGGCTCCGTTCCTGTTCAACGCCTACAAGGCCCCCTCCGCCGCCTCGTCCACCTCGGCCCCTGCGAGCGCCACGCTCACCAGCGCCGTGGCGGCTTCTGACGCGGCTTCCAAGTTCGTTGCGGCTGACGCGGGTGACTACATCTACCGCATCGTGGCCGTGAACAACGAGGGCTTTAGCGCCGCCATCAACAGCTCCGCGGTCACCGTGGCCGCTGGCGACAAGGTGACCCTCACCATCGCCGCCGCGACTGATGCGGTGTTCTACAAGATTTACCGCACCGAGGCGGGCGGTGTTGCCGCTGACGCCGCGCTGATTGGCGAGATCAAGAAGGCCGCCAGCGGCGCCACCGTGTTCGTGGACCGCAACGGCACCCGCCCCAACACCTCCAAGATCGTGTTCGTCCAGCACGACCCCTCGGTGCTTGAGTTCGCGCGCCTGCTTGACTTCTTCCGCCGCCCCCTCGCCGAGGTGGCGACCAGCAAGCCCTTCCTCCTCATGCTGTTCGGGTCCCCCATCGTCAAGGTCCCCAACAAGATGTGGGTCTTGCAGAACGCGGGTATCACCTCCACCAGCACCATGTTGGACACCACGGTCTAAGCGTAAATGTGGCGCCACACCTCCATGCGTTCATGTACCTTGACCCTGCAATACGGGACCATGACCATTGACGCGGAGGGCTTTGTGGTGTCGCCCACACGCTACGAGCTAAACCTGTTGAACCTGTGGGGGCGTGATTCGGGCTTTGTGCTTGAGTCACCTGTCCCACAGAGCACGGTGGACGCAGAGCCCGCCGTGCAGAAACGCCGAGGGCGTCCCGCGAGTGTGCGGCGCTAGTAGGCACGCAAACGAGGGGACCCTATGAGCATCTATGACCAGATCACGCCCCAATGGCTCAAGGACACATTCCTGCTTGGGATTGATCTTACCTTAGATGACGGGTCCCCTTATCCCGATGTGGCGTATGAGCAGAGCATCCAGGCGGCGGTGCGCCATGTCGAGAGCGACCTAGGCATCTCGATTGAACCGTTTAGCGTTGTGGGTGAGACCCATGACGCCGAGCGACAGGGGCGGTATAGCTATTGGCCGTTCCGCCTAGACGCGCGCCCCGTGATGCGTATGGACGCGGCGCGCATCCGCTTTGGGTCATTCCAGCCTGTGACCATCCCCAACTCGTGGATGCGCTTCACGAGTCACCTGCACGGGCAGATAAACCTAATCCCAAGCGAGGAGAGCCTAGGCTCCTATTTTTTCCGCGCGGGTGTCCCGTTGATTGGTGGCTTTGGTATCTACGAGGACAGGGAGTACATCCCCTCGTACTTTGAGTTTGATTACACGGCGGGCTTTGACACGCGCACGGGGAGCGCGACTATTGCGGCGGGGGAGACCTCGGTGGAGGTGTCCTTGTCGCCCGCGATGTTGGGGACCTTCACCGTGACCACGAACCAGGCGAGCGTGAAGGTGCGGAACAAGAGCCAAGGCGGCTTTGAGCTGTATGTGGCCACCACGCCCACGAGCCCCTTGGTCATCTCGTGGACTGCGGACGGCATCCCCGCTGACCTCAAGCACGCGATAGGGGTCAAGGGCGCAACGCTCCTCCTGCTCCATGTGGCGGGTGACTTGATACTTGGTGCAGGTATCGCGTCACAGAGCCTGAGCGTGGACGGGCTCTCGCAGAGCGTGGGGACAACCTCAAGCGCCATGTACTCGGGGTACTCGTCACGCGCGGAGGCACTTGATAAGCAGTACACGCTCTTAATCAAGGCTCTGCGCGCTCAGTACAAGATCACGCAGTTTGGGGTGGTCTGATGACACAGCTACCTGCAACGCCGCCAAACAAGGCACGCCCCCGCGTTGACTTCTCAATGGTGGAGTTCAAAAAGCTCATGTTCACCAAGGGGGTGGACATGACCTGGGAGCAATGCGCTGAGTGCCCTTGCTCTAGGCGCGCGGACTCGTTCACCTTGGGGCTTGTGGAGTCCACGGACGCGGTGACGGGGGAGGCACGGCAGGACTGCACATTGTGCGAGGGGCGAGGCTACTTTTGGCACTCGCCGCAGACCATCCGCGCCATCCTCACGGGGGCGAGCGCGGACACACAAAAGTACGCGCTGTATGGGCAGTATGCGCGCGGGATGGTGTCCCTGACCCTCCTACCTGAGCACTTGCCCTCGTATGGGGACAGGTACACTATAGAGGACTCGGTGCAGGTGTACCGAGAGACCAAGATCCGCACGGCAGGCCCCCAGGCGCTCCGCTATCCTGTGACCCCGCGCCTGTTGGACCTCGCCACGGGTGAGCTGGAGCTTGGTGTCTTGCGGATACAGCGCGCGAACTCAACGGGCTTGAGTACCGCGTCTGATGGGCTCGTGGAGGGCGTGGACTTCACGGTCACGGAGGCGGGGCTGATTGACTTCACGCTGGGGGATGCGTTGGGGACTGCGCCGCTAGTTGGCAACAGGTACTCGGTCTCTTACTACGCGCAACCCCGCTACTACGCGGCGGACAACCCCCACACGCACAGAGACTCATCGCTCTTGCGTAAGACCACGACCGAGCGCCCCTTGTTGCTCCCCGTGCAGGTACATTGCACCCTTGAGTTCATGGGCTTTACTCATGGCTGATGTACGCGCGGTGTACTCACAGCTTGTGAGCGCCCTTGGCTTCACGCCCGAGCAAGCGGTGACGCGTTCCCAAACGCTCGCGTCACTTGTGCTTGCTGAGTGGAGCAGTCTTGCGCGCCAGCGTTTGAACACCACGCGTCAAGCGTACTTGTCCTCGCTCCAGGTGCGCGAGGTGACCGCTAACGGCTTCATTGTGGGCTTGCCCGCAGGCCCAAGCACCTCCGTGCTCGCTCACATGGTGGAGCAGGGTATGGGCCCCAACGGGATTGGCTCACAGGGCTCGTATGATGTGCGCTTGTTCCTGTTGCGCTCGGGCACACGGAACCTGAGATATGACCGACAGGGGCGCCCGTTCGTAAATGTGCCTTTTACGCGCTCCAAGGGGCAGGTGCGCGAGCTTGGGGGCGATGCGCTGGCGAACATGGCGCAGAGGCTCCGCGCCACCGTATCCACGGGGCAGGGCACCGCGTGGGGAGGCAGGCTCCCAACGGGCACGATCCCCAAGGCTAAAGCGCATCATGTCACCGACCTCGCCGCGCAGATGGTGCGCCTCGCCTCCACCTATTCACAGGGGCAAGGTGGGCGCGCGCGCACGCAGACCACGGGGTACAGGACTTGGAGACGCGCCAGCTTCGCCAACAAGCACCCACAGGCGTGGGTGAGCAAGGGCGTGACGGCCCACAGGTTCGCGGACCAAGTGTATCAGCGCCTCCCCGCCCTTATTGCTCAAGTGTACGGGAGATAACATGATACTTGACCTTCACGCGGTGCAGGCTATCGCGAGCGGGTGCGACTACTACCGCACGCGCCAAGCCGATTTTAACGCGCTCTTTGTGGGCGTGGGCACGAGCACCTTGAGCGCCTGGTACGCCGCGTTCTCAACGGATCAGTTCCCACTTGTGCGGTCACACACCGCGCGCGGCACGGCGCAGGCGCCCTTGATTACTATCAACCCGCAGGCGGAGTCCGTGGCGCAGGAGCTTGTGGGCGAGTTCGCGGAGCGCGTGAGCGGGGTGACGCGGGATACCTACATGATACGCGAGGGCGTGGAGCTTGTGATATTCGCGCGTACGCCTGACATGGCGCGTGTTTACCATGTGGTGGTGCGCGCCTCCGTGGCTCTCGCGCGCCGTGCCATGCACCGCGCTGGGTATCATGTGTGGAGCTACGGGGGAGCCCAGCCGCTAAACCCCGAGGAGGACTTGGCGGCAGAGGAGCTTGGGATCTATGTACGCCGCCTCACCTTGAGCGCGGAGTACCAGGTTCATGTGCCTATCCCCGCCGCCGCTGAGTTCACCGTGCCCACTTATGAGGCGGGGAGCGTAGTGATTACCACAGACGCAGAGAGCACAGGTGTCAACACACAAGGCAGAGTATCTGTCCTTGTGGTAAAGTGACCACACACAAAGGAGACAAGAGATGCCGAGCACGCTGAACCTAAACGGGCTCAAGATTTACCGCCCCGCCGTGTACGCGGAGGTGGACGCTTCCGCGCTTGGTGGTCAAAACCCAAGCACGGGGAACCTCGCGCTTGTGGGCTCATTCCCCACTTTTGAGCAGAATGAGCCGTTGACCTTCACTAGCGCCTCGGCGCTTGTGGAGTATGACGCGAGTGACCGCGAGCTGGCTCACATTGGCAAGGTGGCGTTCAGCCCCTCGCTCGATGAGCGCGTGCCCGCTGGCGTGGCCTCGCTCACCCTGCTCAATGTCACCCCGAACACGCAGGCCCAGCTTGTGTGCGTGGACGCGAACGGGGATGACGCGCTTGTGTTCAAGTCCTCGGTGTGGGGCTCCAAGGGCAACCGTACGCAGGTGAGCCTTGCGAATGTGAGCGGCACGGACTCGCTCAATGTGACCGTGAGCCGTGATGGCGTGGTGGAGGAGTACGAGGGGATTGAGAGCGGGAATGTGGCGTCCGTGTACTACAACGGGTCCCTGTTCTCCGCTGTGACCCTTGAGGCGAGCCGTGACTCGGGCGTCTTGTACTCGTGGAGCCAGTCACAGGCTATGAGCGCGGGGAGCGCGAGCCTGAATGTGAGCGACATGGTGAGCAACGCGACCTTGAGCGTGTCCCTCTCCACCACGGCGCACACGGCCTCTGTCGCTGTGACCTTTGTGGGTCTTGACCTCGCGGGCGCCGCGCTCACGCAGGTCAAGACCTTTAGCTCAGGTGTCAACACGGCGCAGACCACCAGCGCGTTCTCAAGCATCACTAGCATCTCAGCCAGCTCCACCGACACCGCGTACACAGGGAGCGTGCAGGTATCGGGGAGTGTGACCCTCGCCCCCGCTGATTACTCGTCCCTGCGTGAGCTTGTGAGCGCGTTGGACAACCTGCCCAACCTCGCCGCCAGCTATCTTGCGGGCAAGGAGTACGAGGCGAGCGACTTTGACCTCTTGGCTTCAAGCGACATCGAGGGCGAGGACAACCTTGTGGTCCTGCGCTGTGACGCCGCCGAGATCCTTTCCGCCTTGGCGGGCTCGCGCCTCGTCAGCGTGGAGCGCGCAACGGGTGGCGTGGCTTCCGTGGCACAGCAGACGAGCGGCACGCTGACCTCGCTGATGAGCGGGGGCGCGAGTAGCGCCACCACCTTGTCGCATTGGACCGCGGCGCTTGCCCTCATTGAGTCCTCAGACCTTCAGATCCTTGTGCCCTGGTCGGACGATGTGAGCGTGTTTGGTGCGGTCAAGGCTCACCTGCGCCTCGCGGCGCTCGCTGGGCGTGAGCGGAACGCGTGGCTTGGCGCCCAGGGCTCACAGAGCCTCACCGCGCTCCACGCTATCACCAAGAGCTTGAATGACCGCAACCTCGCGCTTGTGGGTCAGCAGATCAAGCACATTGACCCGCAGGGCGTGACGCGCACCCTTGAGCCCAAGTGGCTCGCCCTCATGCTTGCCTCGATGCAGGCGGGGACCCCCGTTGCAACGCCTCTCACGCGCAAGGAGCCCAACATCGTGGACTCGCTCCAACTGTGGGACGCGAACCGTGACGCGGGCGAGGCTATCAGCAAGGGCGTGTGCGTCTTGTCGCGTGGGCCTCTTGGCTGGCGCGTGGAGCGTAGCGTGACCACTTGGCTCAGGGACGACAACCCCATTTACTCAGAGGTGAGCGCCAACGAGTCCATCAACGCGAGCGTGCGTGACCTGCGTGGCGCCCTTGACCCGTTCATCGGTGTAGGCAATGTGGGCTTGACCGCCGCGCGCCTCACGGGGATTGTGACCGCGCGCCTGAACCGCCAGGTGCTTGATGGCGTGATCAAGGCGTTCAAGGATGTGGTGCTTGAGGACCTTGGGGACACGGTGCGCGTCAACTACACCGTGGCGGCGGTGGAGCCCCTGAACTTCATCCGCATCACCGCCTCCGTGGCGCGTTTCTAAGGAGTAAATCATGGCGAATGTACTGAGTGGCGCGCGCGCCAAGCTCATCGTGAACGGCAACGAGATTGGGTACGCCTCCAATGTGTCCGCGTCAGAGCAGATCGCTCTCCAGCGCGTGGATGTGTTGGGTGACATTGACTCCAAGGAGATCGTGCCCGTGGGGCGCGCGGTGTCCGTGCAGGCGGCCTTCGTTCGTATCTCGGGGCAGAGCCTCAAGGACCTCGGGCTCATCCCCCGTGGTGGCACGGTGGATGTCATCAACTTCCCCGAAATCACCATGGAAGTGTATGACCAGGTGTCGGACCAACTCATTTGGCGTGTTGAGGGGTGCCGCGCGGAGTCACGGAGCTGGACTGTGCAAGCAGGGAGCATTGTGACGAGCAACGCGAGCTTCCAAGCCCGCCGTCTGTATGACGAGAGAGAGTAAGTGAGACATGGACCTACGCAAGCTAAGTGAGCAAGCCCCCGTTGAGCGTTCCTCTGAGGAGGCGCCACTCATGCCGCGTGAGGTCCGTTTCAGTATCACTTACAGCGCCCCTGACGGGACCAAGCACGCGGGCGCTCTTGTGTCCCGTGTGCCTAACGGGGACGAGCGCATGAGCATTGACCGCCGCGCCGCCGTGCTTGCGGGTGCCCCCTGGGCGCATTTGTCACAGTACGCACAGGCGCGTTGCTTGGCGCTCGCGCTTGTGTCCGTGCAACTGCGCGATATGCCTGAATGGGTGGCTACATGGGCGGCGGAGGATGATGACCTCCTGTTCGCGCTCAGAGAGGAGTGTGAGCGCCACAGCGCGGTATGGTTTCGCGCAACTTTGGGAGCGCGTGCGGAGGACCCGAGCGCGTCCCGAGTGGCTATCACTTCAAGCGACTTTCCCACCACTTGAGCCGAGTCGCTTTGACCCGTTGAAGCCCAGCTTGAGTGACGCGGACCGCATGGAGCGTTGGCTTCTCTCGTTGTCAGATGAACAATGGGAGAGGCTAAACGCGCCCGCTGTTATTATTGAACAGCACGGGCCCAGCAGTACGGGGGACGCTGTAGTGGACCAATGGGAGCGCGAGTTTTGGGCTAAACAGACACAAGGGGGCTCTTAAATGGCACAGCAACAACACAGCTCAGAGTTAAAAATAACGCTTGATGATGACCAGGCGTTACAAGCTCTCCGTGCGCTGAGTGAGACTTTTGCGAGGATGCAAAAGACCGCGCAGGAGGCGATGCGTGCCACGGGAGACGCGGCAGACCGTGCCACGCCCTCCACGAGCGCCACCGTGCCTAGACGCGCAAAGGAGACGCCCGAGGAGCGAGAGGCGCGCAGGCAAGCAGACCGTGAACAGAGACAAAAAGACAAAGAGGCACGCGACCAAACGCGGCGCGAGGAGCGACAGAGAGAGCGCGAGACGCGCAACGAGGAGCGAGCCCAACGCCTACGCGAGCAAGAGGAGAGAAGGCGCGTGGAACGCGAGGCGCGTCAAGAGGAGATGGACGCACGCCGACAAGCGGCCACGGAGCGTCAACAGCAACGAGAGGCTACGAAACAAGAGGAGCGAGCACAGCGCCTGCGTGAACAAGAGGCGGAGAGGCGCGTGGCCGTTGTAGAGGCGCAGAAAGCACAAGCGTCTCAGCAAGCACTCCAAGCGTCCCAGGCGGCGGTGCAGGCAGTTGTGGCGGGTAACGGGGCGGGACTACTCAGCGCAGGCGCTCAGGGCTTGGGCGCAGGGCTCACGCGCCTGGGTGCAGGGCGCGAGGGGCGCGTGGGGTCCACGCTACGCGGGCTCGGTGCGGGGCTCCCTGTGGTGGGCGGTCTTGTGGGCGCGGCACTTGAGGCGCGGATGGCGCGTGTCGGTGATGTGATGGGCTTGGAGCGCCCGCAAACGGAGCTGGCGATTGGTGGCGGGTACACGCGCCCCGAGCTATTTGGGGCACGCGCCACAGGGGCGGGGCTTGGCTTCAATGACGCGCAGACCGTGGGGCTCCTGCAACAGTTCTCACGCGCCACACAGACGCGCGAGAGCCTGAGCGCCGCCTCCGTGCGTGATGTGTTGCAGAGTGAGCTGAGTGGCGTGAGCGCAGGAGCTCTTGGTGGCTTTGCGGGCGGTGGTGCCCTTGGCGGCGGCGCGCGTGGAGGCGTGGCACAAGAGCTACAGACCGCCTTGCGTCTCAGCGCCACGGGGCGCGCGATGGGGCTGAGTGGTGCGGGGGTCGAGCGACTACTTGCCGCCGTGGCACAGAACACATCGCGCATGGCCGAGCAGGGCTTGAGCCTAGATACTGAGAGTTTTAGTTCTTTCGTGTCCGCGGTCAGCGCGTCAGCGCGTCAACTCGGTGCAAGGCAGGTGGAGGGCGTGGGCGCGGTCCGTGCCGCTGGGCGCGTGACGGGTATGGCGCAGGGGGCGCTCGGGCAGGTGCGCGGGCAGTTCGCGGGGCTCGGGCAAGCCTCGCTCCTCGCCGCCGCGTCCCGTGGCGCGCGCTCACCGATGGAGCTACTCGCAAACCTCGAGGCTCTGAGCGCGGACCCTGCACGCGCCCTCGATGCGATGCGCTCAAGTGGCATGAACGGGGAGGCGTTGTCCCTTGCTCTCGCGGGGGGCGGTGCCTCCACGGCAGAGGCGCGCGCGCTCCTAGGTGCAGGCACGGGGAGCCTCGCGCAGGGGGGCTTGACCCAAGCGGAACAGCGACAAGCCGCCAAGGGGATGCAGTTCTCTACTATCACGGCAACCAAGGACCACCAGCTCACGCGCATGGTGGAGAGTGACCCCGCCTCCGTGGCCGCGCTGGTCAAGCTCAACGGGACACTTGAGATGTTGAGCCTCAACATGACCAAGAGTGACGGGGCGGTCATTAAAGCCGTGGAGGGCGTGGGCGCGGTGATGGACCAACTCCTGCCCGCCGTGGACAAGCTCACCAAAGCCGCCAACGGCTTGATCTCGTTCTTTGGGGGTCGCGCATGATACAGGTTCACTTGTACGGGTACGGCACGGACACGCCCACGAGCCTCGCGGACATTGAGGGCGAGCCACAAGGGGGGCGTGTCGCGCTCACCGAGTATGTGACCGCCGCGTCTTGGCGCTACACGATGGCGGAGCCCTACGAGGACGCGAGCGTCACGCTCACGGTGCCTTGGCGCGTGCTCAAGGACATATTCAAACTAGGCTCCGAGGTAGCTGGGGGCGCGTTCAACCCTCACGCATCGGGCTGGCTTGAGATCCGCGAGAGCGTGTCACAGTCCGCCACAACACAAGCCCCCCGTGTGGAGTACACCACGAGCCCCGAGGTGGACACGGTGACAATCACCGCCAAGCGCACAGGAGGCTATGTGCGGCGCTTCTTGGGCCCCGTGTCGGCGGTCCACTTGGGGGTCACGGCACAGCACAACGGGGCGATTGAGACAGCCCCCGTGACTATCACCGCGACCTCGTGGGTGTCACTTGCCCAGCGCACCTTGCGCCTCACAGCCTCGGACACGCTTGTGCGCGGGTCCTTGATCAATGTGGACACTTGGGGGCAGATAGTGGAGGGCGTGCTGGCGAGCGCCACAGGGGTCACGAGCCTCTACACCTCGCTTGTGTTCGCTTGGTACCAGCTCCTCGCGCTCTTTCGTACGCCGTTGACGCGGTACGAGACCCTTGCAGGGGTGGGCGAGCCCCTAGGCGACCCGTTGGAGCGCCCCCCAGGTATGAACCGCACGCTCACCCCCGTGCAGGGCTTCAACCTCACACAGATACAAGTGCCCTCGTTGCGCGTGAGCGTGTGGGGCACAGTCACCTCCACATGGCAGGCGGCGCCCGAGCTTGTGGATATGTTCCCCGTGTGGCACGGGCAGAAGGCGTACTTGATCTACAGGCTCAAGCCCCTCCCGCCCTCGCTGTTCGTGAGCACCAAGTGGAAGCGCCCCAGCTTTGTGAATGTGACGCAACGCGCACCACGGACACAGGCGATTGATGATGTGTTCAGCGTGAACCTGAGCTACGAGAGCGCGCGCGCCAACTTCGTGGAGGTTACAAGCCCCTTTG